TGTCCACGAATCCGATGCAATCTACAAACGCATAAACGAACCTGATGAAGCTAAGGTTGCAGAAGCGTATAAGCAGATGACCGAGCCGCTAATGGTATTAAAAGACCAAGACGCTGGCTTTACCTTTACCGATGACGATGTGCTGATTGAAGGGCGGTCGTTAAAAGAAGCGGCAAAACAAAAAATCCAAGTTGAAATCAAGATAACTGAATTTGTTAAGTTACTTGTGCCTGAGTTAGAAGGCGCATCCTTGGATGACTTAACTTATGAAGAAATTGAAGCCGAGTTTCCAATGGCGGTGCAGATGCAGTTGGTTGAAAAGATTGCCGAAGCGATTAGCCCGACATATAAGGAATCAAAGGGAAACTGATTGGCTCATTGAAAAGTCAAGTCATCACCGCGATGATTTTCAATGGGCATACACATGAAACAATAGCGGAACTGGATGAGGTCACAATGGCGCAATTGCAGACTATGTATGGCGATGGATTGGTTGGCAATCAAGGCTTGCTTAATGTGCTAGGAGTGCTGACTAATGGCGTGTTTAATTACATGAGGGCGGCTGGTGCAAGCCCTTATAAACTAGCCAACATTCTTGGGAATGCGTATGATTACCTATACCCACCGCTGACTGAAGAACAACAAAGACAGCAAGCCAATGACCAGTTGTTAGCGTTCATGAGTCAAGCACCGGGTTTCACCAACGATAGATTCGGGGTAAAAGATGCCAAATAATGTTGGTCGTTTAGGCGTTGTCCTTGGGTTGAATACAGCCGAATTTGTCGCTGGCATAGAAAACGCTGGTAAAAAATTAGATGCGTTTGTCAGCAAAATTGGTGCTGTTGCTAAAGTTGGCGCAACTGCTTTGGCGGCAATGTCAGTTGCGGCGATTAAATTTGCTGACGATATTGCTGATGTTGCCGAAGCCAATGAGGTCACAATAGACACGGTTGTAAAACTGCGTTCAGCTTTACAAAGTGCTGGTGGCGAAGCTGACAAAGCTGGCGTTATGTTAGCGTCTTTTGCTAAATTTATTGACAATGCGGCAAGCGGTTCGTTTGAAGCACAACAAGCATTTAAAGCAGTCGGTGTTTCGTTAAAAGACATTGGCTCAATGACGCAAGAACAGCTATTGGGCAAAGTGCTTAATGGTCTTGCGCAAATGGATGATGCTGTTACCCGCACTGCCAAGTCAACAGAGTTTTTCTCTAAAGCGGCAAAGGGCGTAGCGTTCGACAAATTTGCTCAAGAGATGAGCAAGACAACAGACTTGACTCGTCAACAAATTGAAGCCGTGAAAGCTGGCGCAGAAACTTGGGGCAATTTAGAAAACATAATAAAGAAATTACAAATGCTGTTAGTCACGGCACTTGGTCCAAGTTTAGGTGCTATAAATAACACGTTAAGTAATGAAACATATAACCGCATTTCTATGCTTGGAAAAGTATTTGATTTTCTTGCAAGAAGTGTATACAGCACTTACAAAGCAATGCAAAGCATTGTGGTTTTATTTGAACAATTAGCTGGTCAATCAGTCATTGCACAAACTTACGGTGAAAGTGCCGCAGGGATGGCAGAAACAGCAAAATTAAAACAAGAAACAGAAAGACGCCTTGCTGAATTACGAAGAGAACTACAAGAATTTGAAGATTTCCAAAAAGGAAATACTGGTATGCGCACCGATGTTTACCCTAAAGTGGGTAGACCTAAAAGCAGTGCTGAACAATTACGCGACACAACTGTTGGTGTAGATACAAAAGCAAAAGCGGCAGAAGCCGAAGCTAAGCGCAACCTTGAAGAACGCAGACGCTACACCGAACAGATGATGAAAGACAATCAAGATGAATTAGAAAAGCGGCAAGCATTTACAGAGCAAATGATGAAAGACAATGAGACAGCCGCTGAAAAGCGGTTGCAGTTGTCCATTGCTGAAATGATGACTGTGCGTGACCAATTGCAAATAGAAGAAGATAAAAAGAAATTGCAAGAAGCAACAGCGGTAGAACTGGAAAGAGTGCAATTTTATTTAAACAAGCAATTTGATTTTGAAAAAGAAATTTTCTTGCTAAAAAAAGACAACAAAAATTTGTCTGCAACTGAAATAAATTATGCGGAAAAAATTTTGCAAATTCGTAAAGAGTATGCAGACAAAGAATATGAAATAAAGATGCTGGCAAACAATCAAGTTTTAACATTAGATGAAGAAGCTAAAGCATTAGAACGCAACAACGAATTGCGTCAGCGTTCTATTGACCAAGCAAAAGAAGTGCTTACCGAAACACGCAGACAAACAGAAGGCACTTTTAGAGAAGGCGTTGGTAGGGCATTTGACGATTACATAAAAAACATACCGACACAATTGCAACTTGGACAGCAAGCGTTTACGGCTGTAATGGGCAACATGGATATGGCTTTACAAAACTTTGTACGGTCAGGCAAGTTTAGTTTTAAAGACTTTACAAGAAGCGTTATTCAAGACATGATATTGATACAGGCTCGCGCACAAATGATGAGCATGATGCGCGGCTTGTACGGTCTTTTTGGTGGCGGTACGCCTAGCGTGTCTTTGTCAGAAACACCAATTGGCGGCACATCAATGACAGGTTTTGCTGATGGTGGAGAACCACCAGTAAATCGGGCTTCCATCGTTGGCGAACGAGGTCCAGAATTATTTGTTCCGCGCACTGCTGGCACAATCATTCCAAACAATCAACTTGCAAACGCGATGGGTGGAGGTCAGACTGTTAACTACAATGGACCATACATTGCAAACATGAGTGCAATTGATACGCAAACAGGTATTCAATTTTTGGCAAAGAATAAACAAACCATTTGGGCATCGTATCAATCGGCTAACCGTTCAGTTCCTGTTTCGAGGTAAAAATCATGGCAGTTCCAAACACATTTGCAACAGACGCATCACCAATCCCGCTGTCGCAATTAGATGCAAATTTTTCTTATTACGATGCGGCTTTTTCAATTACTGGCGCAAACATAACCTATTCAGGAACAACAACTGCTGGTAATTTGGCGTTTACTTGGAATCTAACAACAGCAAATTGGTCGGTTGGTAATGCCCAAACAACTGGAACAATTACTTTTGGCGGTACTGCTGGTACAGGTGCAATGACATTTGGTAGGTCAACAGGCGCACAGACGCTTAATTTTGGCACAGGCGCGACAACTAATGGCACAACTAAAACAATTAATATTGGAACGGCTGGCGTATCAGGCTCAATCACAACAATCAACATTGGTTCTACGGTTACTGGAGCAACAGGTACAACAAACATTTTTTCGGCTGAAACCAACATTAATGGATTTAGACCATCTGTACCTAAAACTGTTAACGCGGCAACCTACACGCAACTGATAACTGATTACAGCCTAATTGTTACTACAACAGCCCCAACCATTACATTGTTGGCGGCGGCAACTTATCCCGGCAAAGTTTTACATATAAAAAACATTACCGCCACCGCAGTTATCAGCGCAAGCGCCAATGTTGTTCCACTCAATTCAGCCACCGCAGGAACAGCAATTCTTGCCGCAACTGCTGGTAAATTTGCAATGCTTCAATCCGATGGCACAAATTGGATAACCATGATGGCGAACTGACATGAGCTTACAAAGCATTCTTGCAATCACAGAAACTGTTAGTATAAATGACCACAAGTTTGCTGGTCAGATGTTGTCGCGCAATATGCGTATTAGCACATCGGAAATTCTGACTGTTCAGCCATTTCAATTTACGCTGAAGCCTATGGGCTATTTGCAATACAGCACTAACAGGTCGGTGTTGTCTGCATTGCGACAAGCTGACCGAATTACCGAGCAATATCTTAACTTTGGAACAACTGGGTGGATTAACTACATTGCTTATCAAGGCGATATGACTAGTGGACAAGCAAACAGCACAACAATAGAAGTTGGCACATCAGGCATGAACATCGTGCTTGGTACATTGCCTTCTATTGCTTCAACTGCTTACATTGTACGAACAGGAGACTTTATACAAGTGGACAGATATTCCTATATTGCAACGGCTGATGTTCAAAGAGGGTTAATTTCAACTGTAACAATTCCAGTCCATAGAACAATAATGACAACCGTAGTTAGTCAGTTACCCGCTGTAATAGGGCAATACGGCACGACAACCAGCTTGGGTGGGTCAACCTATACAGGCATCACATTTCCTGTTGTATTGCGCGAATACCCATCGTATACGCTTGTTCCAATGACCAACGATTCATTTATTGCTTGGGATGGTTCGTTCAATGCTTATGAGGTTGTGCTGTGAATTTAATTGCGCCAGTAGAAAATGGAAACATAATTCGTTATGCTGATTTTGTTCGCATTACTACGGCATCCGCAGTGTATCGGTTTTCCACCGCGCCAACGGCTATAACTGTTCCAGCAATTGATTTGTTGCCGTTTACAGGGTTAAGTCAATTAGTGAGCATAGGTTCAGTCACCCGCGATATAAAAAGCACCGCCAACGAAACAACAGTGACGCTAGTTGGCATTGACACTGCGATGTTGTCGTTAGTGTTGGGTGCTGGCATTAAGGGTTCACAAATTGAAATGTGGCATGGGTTTTTTGATTCCGCTGGAAACCTAATAACTACAACAAATACGGCATGGATTAACTCATCAAACTATTATGTTGAATGGACAAACAATCAGAATGTTCAATTGCCTTGGCAATCATCAAATACTACAAGTGGCTTGTATCAATATTTTAACGGGTATATTAACAGTTTTAGCATTAACGAACAATGGATGGAAGAAATTCGCGGCTATGTCGGGACGGTTACAGTCAGCGCATCAAGCATTCAATTAATTCTGCAAAACCGCACGGCTGGCAGATATACCAATGACAGTGCTTGGCAATCGTTTAACTCAGGCGACACAAGCATGAACAGGGTTAATTTTATTCAGACCATAAATTATGCGTTTGGCAAAACACCCGGCACATAGGACAGCAAATGATAAGACACGCTAATAAATTTGATGTAAATGAAATTGTGCGAATGCTAAAAGCATATCGTGACAAAGCACCAACGCAATTTTTGCAAGATTCCAGCAATCAAGAACATATAGAAAAACTGTTAAGTAATATTTTTGCTGGTGCGGGGTTTATCTTGGTCGCTGAAAAAGATGAAGCAATTGTGGGAATGGTCATTGCCGCACAGCATCCAAACATTTGGAATCCTGACATAACGCAAATCAGTGAGATTGCTTTTTGGGTTGATGAGGCACACAGAGGCGGCAAAACAGCATATAGATTGCTTCATGCCTACATACAGCAATGTGAAGAATTTAAGCAAGAAAAACGCATTCATTTTTTTAGTCTTAGTAAAATGAGCAATAGCCCCGATTTGTCTTATGACAAGTTTGGTTTTCAAAAGCTAGAAGAAACTTGGATTAAATAAAAATGCCTGGTTCAATAATTGCGTACGCTGTTAGCCTATATCAAGCAAATGCGGCTTTTGCATTTGCAGTCAATATGGTTGCGTCATCAATTATTGCTAAATCATTTTCGCCATCGTCAAATAACAATAACACATTAGGCGACCAAAGCAACCCCGGCAACCCCGCGCAAGTCCCACCCGCTGGTGACAACAAGCTACCCGTTGTGTATGGTTCGGCTTATGTTGGCGGCATCATTACTGATTTATCTATCACTAGTGACAATCAAATTTTGTACTACTGTCTAGCTTTGTCTGAAGTGACTAATACCGAAAGTGGCGGCGCACCTGACACAATCACATTTGGAAATATTTATTGGGGCGGAAAAAAAGTAATTTTTGATGCCAATGGCTACGATGTTGCATCCTTGTTAGATGAATCGACTGGTTTGTCTGACACATCTGTGGCTGGTAAATTGTCGTTCTATTTATATCGCAATGGGTCTACAAACCCAACTAACAGCGCATTTAATGCTTACAGTACATCAGTAATGGGCAACACTTCATTGGTTTATCAATGGGATAACACCAAGTTAATGAGTAATTGTGCGTTTGCCATTCTTAAAATTCAATATTCACAAGCGGCTAATTTACTTGGATTACAACAAACAAGATTTCAAATTACTAATTCTCGCAGTGCGCCCGGTGATTGTTTGCAAGACTATTTGTTTTCAACACGATATGGTGCGGCTGTGCCGACTGCCAATATTGACAGCGCAAGCCTTGTCGCATTAAACACATATTGCAATCAATTGATGACTTACACGCCATATACAGGCGGGTCAAGCACATTGACTAGATTTAGATTTGACGGTGCATTAGATACGCAACAATCTATTATGACCAATTTGCAATACATGGCTACTTGCTGTGATTGTTTACTACGCTATAACGAAATTACAAGTACATGGGGCGTGATTGTTCAAAGCCCAACTTACACGGTCACAATGGATTTGAATGACAGTAACATTATTGGTTCTATAAATGTTACGCCTTTAGATATTGCATCATCTTTTAATATTGCAGAAGTTAAATTTCCTGATGGCACAGCACAAGATAGTTTTAATAGTGCCACATTTAATTTAGCAGTTATTAATCCATCTTTATTGTATCCCAATGAGCCAGTTAATAAACAAACAATTAATTTACCATTAGTCAATAACAGCGTTAGAGCACAAAATCTTGCAAACCGATTTTTAGAGGCTTGCCGTGAAGACTTGCAAGTACAGCTAACAATCAACTACATAGGTTTGCAACTTGAAGCGGGCGATATTATTTCCCTGACCAACGCTAATTATGGATGGACTGCTAAGTTATTCCGCATTGCAAAAGTTACAGAAAATTATGATTCAGAAGGACAAATTACTGCAACTTTGCTATTGACTGAATACAACAGCGCAGTTTTTGATGATGCAAATATTACGCAATTTACACCGTCACCAAACACTGGTTTGCCAAGCATTAACACATTTGGCACTATTACCGCGCCAACAATCAATTCAAGCGCACCTACTAGCGCATCACCATATTTTGTGGTCGACACGCCAACATCAACCGCTGGCATTGTTGACTATGTTGAATTATGGTATTCGGCATACGCAAGTCCAACAACATCACAACGCATTTTTGCTGGCACATCCGCAATCGCGTCCAATGGAAATCCTTGGTTACCTAGTACAGCATTGACTGTGACATTAAATAATATTGCGGCTGGTAATTGGTATTTCTTTACCCGCATGGTTAATTCAATTGGCTCTAGCCCATACAGCGCGGCTTCTACTGTGTTTCAATGGCGACCAACTACATTTGACTATGCTTTGCAATATTTGATTGTTGCGTATGCTGATTCAATCACAGGCACAGGCATAAATGATTTGCCAACAAATAAAACTTATTACGGTTTGTATAACAGCAGTGCATCTAGTTACAGTACCAACCCAGCAGACTACACATGGTTTGCGGCATCACCAGCTTTTGGCACTACCAATAAACTTTGCTATATAAATCGCACAGGCAGATTGTTTAGTTTTGGTACAGCACCCGCGACTTATGCGGCTGGTACAGCTTCTTATGTACCCGCATCGACCTTTGATGACACCACATGGTCAGCATTGCCTGATGGCGTGAATTACATAGATTTGGATGTGCGTACAGGGCAATTGACCCGTACTGGCACAACATCTACGGGTGGCGGTCAATTGTCAATAACCAACAACCCAAACGGAACGCTGATTGGTACATTGCAACAATTTTTGACCTTCCCCGGCGGCGCCTCCACATACACATCAAGCGCGGCAAACATTACTATTGATATTTACGGGCGTGTTGTTGGCGTTGTTCCACCAGATAGTTTTTTTTACACTAGCAATGAATTTACTGCTACCGCTGGGCAGACTATATTTACCCCTACGGCACGACAAGCCAATTATATTACTGGACAAGATTGGGTATTCCGCAATGGCGTGTTGTTAGACACAACCGAATACACAGAAAACAGCACTACCGTGACAATGAACACGGCTTGCGTGGTTGGTGAAACAGTTGTTATTTTGTCGTTTAGATCAGTCAATGCTAATGCTGTTTATTATGATTCACTTGCAATAACTTATTCTAGTGGCACAGGCACAAACACTTGCACTTATGCAAGTTTGCCTTACCAAACAATAGTGGCTGGTGATAAGTTAACTTTTGGCAATTCCAATGGTGCAACCATTACGGCTGGTTCATTTGTAGTTGGCACTTGGTACACAATCTTAACAGTGGGGACTACAAACTTTACTTTAATTGGCGCGGCATCTAACACTGTTGGCATTATTTTTCAAGCCACAGGCGCGGGTACAGGCACAGGGACAGCGTCAGTTACTCCATCACAATACACGGTTTCCAGCGTTAACTACACAACCAAGCAAATTGTATTTACCACTACATTTACTGCTACGGCTGGTGCAACCATTTACACATTTAGGGCGGCAAATGCGGCTTTCAGGTCATTTAGCCGATTTACAGCTACGCTTACTGCGGCGGCATCTTATTTGCCCACAACTTACCAAATCTATTCGGGCGGCGAAGTTCTATTTCTTAATGGTGGTTTAGTAAATGACCAAGACTATGATTTGGTTACTGGCACGATTGGAAATTTTCCATCCGTAGCAACAGGAAACTTAACAGTAATTCAATTTGCATTGAATAATTTTGGCGTACCTAATGGTTCACCCGCAATTGTTTCCACTAGCACAGTCATTGGGCAAACTAACTATATTTTTAATTATGACCCGTTGTCGTTTGATTTATACAACGCTGGTATGTTGCAATTCTCAGGCACAGATTACACCAGTACAACGGGCACATCCTATACACTTGCGGTATCGCCAACAACGACCACAAATATCCTTTCACAGCAGACATTTAATCGGACAGGGGCGGCATAATGACTCAAGCATTTAATCTTTCACAGCTTGCCAATGGCGTTAACACAAGCGGGCAACTTAATGCGGCAACTTATTTATATAACCAAGTTCCAGTAGCCAATGGCGGCACGGGCTTGTCAACATTAACAACTGGTCGTATTCCTTATGGCGCGGGTACAAGCGCATTTGGTAACAGTGCAAGTTTGTTTTACGATAGTGGGAATACGCGATTAGGTGTAGGAACAGGCGCACCAGCGGTTACTATGTCATTAATTGGCACAGATTCAATCAGAATCCCTGCTGGCACTACGGCACAGCGACCTACTGGTGTTGCTGGCTATCTGCGGTTTAACAGCACCACAACGCAGTTTGAAGGATACAACGGCACAGCATGGTCATCTGTTGGCGGTGCGGCAATTACTAACGATACAGCCACAGCGACCAATGTTTACCCATTGTTTGCAAATGCAACCAGTGGTACTGCGTTAACTGTCTACACAAGCAATGCAAAATTACTTTATAAGCCAAGCACAGGAGAATTTCAGGCTTCAATTCTTGATGCAACCAATGGCATTGTGGTAAACAGCAAGACAGTGGCAACAAGCTATACGATTGCAACAGGAGATTCGGCAATGTCAACTGGACCAATCACAGTTGCAAGTGGACAATCAGTTACGGTTTCCAGCGGTAGTCGCTGGGTTGTTTTGTAAAAGGAAAAATAATGGCTTCACTCGTTTTAACAGGAGACACATCAGGACAGGTAACGATTGCCGCCCCTGCTGTTGCTGGCTCAAATACGCTGACGCTTCAAGCCGCCACTGCGACAAATTCTGTCAATACATTGGGTACAGCTGTTGCGTCTACATCAGGTACTTCAATTGACTTCACAGGATTGCCAGCATGGGTGAAAAAAATTACTGTGATGTTTAACGCAGTCTCTACAACGGGGGCATCAAATTATTTAATTCAGATAGGTTCTGGGTCTTTAACAACATCTGGGTATTTAAGTTGTGGTATGGCGATGCAAAGTGGTACTACAAGCACTACGGCAGTTACATCAACAGCAGGGCTTTTAGCAACAGCAGATTTTCAAACAGGGGGGGTAACTAATACAGGAACTTTAAATTTAAACCTTATTACAGGCAGCTCATATGTTTGTACCGCTTTATCTGCTAGAAACGATGGGGCGCGCGTGAGTACGTGTACTGGAAATATTACTCTTGCTGGTGCGTTAGATCGTCTACGCATAACCACCGTCAACGGCACTGACACCTTTGATGCTGGCACTATAAATCTCTTGCTCGAAGGATAATCATGTCAATACTTGCTTTAACTTCTGACACGCTGATTGGTACAGCAGCCGCTGGCAACATTGAATACAACGGTCAATTCTTTGGGACTGACAGCAATGCGTCACGGGCGCAGTTGCAGAGGATTACATCAGGAACTGCTGTTGCATCTACTAGTGGGACATCAGTGGAATTCACAAACTTTCCTGCATGGTGTAAGCGAATTACAGTAATGTTTTCTGGGGTCAGTACAAACAGCACAAACTTATATCAAGTTCAAATAGGATCAGGTTCTTACACAATATCTGGCTATACAGGTGGATACGCTACTGCTGGCGGTACAGCAGGGGCGATGTCTACTGGATTTGTTATTGTAAATAATGTTTTAGCCGCTAATTTACATTATGGTGCAATTTTACTAACAAATATTACTGGTAATACATGGTCAGAATTTGGAAATATTGCAAACTCTGCTGGCTCTAATGTATTAACAACATCCGCAGGATCAATTGCACTTGGCGGAACACTTGATCGTTTGCGCATCATTGCAAGCTCAACAGGCAACCCTGCTGACACTTTCGATGCTGGTTCAATCAATATTCTTTACGAGGGGTAAGCAATGTCAACCACGATCGACGGTTCAGCAAGCGTAACAATCAACAACGGTACGGTACTGGGGATTACCTCTGGCACTGCTGTTGCCAGCACATCAGGTGCAAGCATTGACTTTACAGGATTGCCTGCTTGGGTGAAGCGGATTACTGTGATGCTTAATGGCGTTAGCACAAACGGGACA